GTCAACAGACAGCAGAATATTACCCTGAGGAACAATATCCGTCGGGGCAAGCATTTGATATGAGAAGGTAAACTCGTCTAGACGTGCTGTTACCTCAAAAGTACCGTTATAGACAGTTGGGTTTGCACCATAGACCGTCACAAGGTCTTCAACCAGCAAACCGTGAGGATTGGCAGTTACAATGGTTGCAGTCTGGTTATTTTGACCACCAGGGGTTGCAGATGTAACCTGAATCAGTTTTTTGACGTTATACAACCAAGAAGACAGTCTTTCGTCTTCATCGGTAGAACCAAGAGCAGCAACAGTCAGTTTGTCGCCTTCAAGGTAGTAAGAACCAGTATCATCAAGAACTGTGCTTCCTGCTTCAGCAATACCAAGAACTCTGAGTTTACATTCGGTCGAAAGACCTCTATTAACGTAAATGTAGATGTCAGAGTAGACTAATGTGCCAGGATCCCAATCTTCGACGATTCCGTTCTTAGAACGAGTACATTCGATGAACTGGTTGAGTGAACGTTCCTTATACTGAACAACTTCATCATCATTGATGCGAATTGTACCGTTTCTCTCGGGCCATCCGATTGTAGAGTCAACCGTGATGATCTGATCGGTCTGAGACAGGAATTCGACCAGTTTTGTCTTATAGGGGATAACAAACTGACCCTGAAGGGTTTCTTCAGAGATTGACAGTTCATAAATGGTGTCTGTACCCTCGATGATCGAAATAACGTTCTCAATCAGCGCAGATGCGTTACCAACGCTATTATCAACCTCATCAGCAAACTGTTGGAGCTGACCATCGATCAAATTACGCGGATCACCCTCAATAAGGGTTGCACGGAGGATTGTGTCAACTACCCAGGTTGCGGCAGAAGGAGAAATGACTTCATCCTTAGGATAATAGACATCAACCTCTTCACCGAAGAGAATTTTGAACAAGAACTGCGTTGCAGTCTTAGTACCCTTAGAAAGGTAGAAATCTCGGATCTTTTTAATGACCTGGATCGGATTTACCTTTGTATAGTCAACCGTAATCGTCGGTAGGTATTGACGACGGAGTTTTTCAAACAGTTGACGTACAAACAGCGTATCCAGAGAAATAATCTTGGATCCAGCACTGTGATTGCTGAGACGGAGTTGTTCTTCGGTTGCAAATACTTGATTACCGAAGTTATCGTAACTTACGGTGCCAGATACACCACGGACGCATCCAACCAGGGCAGAAGGTTTGTAATCTCTACCAGGAGTGGTAATATCGAAACCAGTAACCTCATCAAATCCAACATCTACAGAAGAACGTGCTGCAGAGGGTTCTGCGATGAAAATTCTAGGAGGATTGTTGACATCGTAACCAGAACCGAAGTTCGTGATACTAATATCAGTAATTGCGCCGTTAAAGATGGTTGCAACAGCAGTTGCGCCAGTACCACCGATAGGAACACCAGCAGCATCCTTTCTATCGTCCACAATGTAGACAGAAGGTGCATCAGTGTAACCTCTACCGCCAGTTAGCAGTTCAATGTCAGTAACAGACCCAGAAGCAACAGTTACACCCAGGACTTGTGCGCCAATGGGTTGAATGATACGTGCTCTAGGTGGAGTTGTGTATCCGCGACCTCTGTTAGTGATAGTAACGCCAGAAACCTGACCTTCAGGTGTCAGGATTGCCAGAGCAGCAGCATTGATACCACCTTCGGGTGCAGGATCAATATAAACATCAGGAGGGTTCTTATATCCGAATCCGTTTCTTGCTGGTACGACTGTAATCGAGTCAGTGACCAGACGACCCTCACTATCGATCTGAGGATCAGTGATTTCCGCACCACCAGGGTTCTTAAAGGTTACTGCGGGGATAAAATCGTAACCAGAACCAGAATTAGTAATAGTAACCGCATTGACTTTGCCCGTTGCGTCATCAACAGTCAATTCTGCGGTTGCTTGAGTGCCGTTTGTGTTAGTAGGAGCGGCAATCTCAATCAGAGGTGGGTTAAAGGAGGTATAACCTTGACCACCGTCGATAAGTTGAATATTTTTAACACCTGCAACCAGTGTTCTTGCGGATGCACCGATACCACCAAGGTCAGAAGGTGTAATAGTTACCTTAGGTGCAAAGTCAAGACGATAACCACTACCGCCGTCTCTGACGATCAAGTCAATTAGGTTACCATCATCATCCACACTGGATACGGCAGTTGCGCCTGTTCCAATGGCAGGAGAGTTGTATTCTACGGAACGAATGTCAAGAAATTCGCTTTCACTCAGTTCTGTAGTTCTAAATTCGATGTAAGATCCATCATTCTTAGTCTGATAGAGGACATAATCCTCATAAGGGCGCTGGAGTTGATTATTTCTGTTGACGATTAGTCCAACTGCGCTTACTGGAGTGTATTGACCAGTCTGGAAGCGCAACTTATATGTCTTAGACCCAGTTTCGGGTGTAAGAGCGTCCATAGTGACAATAGGAGTACCCGCAAAACCCACCATGTAGATAATACTGGTGGAAGAAGGGTTATCGGTACCCAGGACTGCTCTAGGAGGGGTTGTGAAGCGGATCCCATCGCCTTCAGTGTAGTAATCTACCTCAGGGACCAATATTTGATCGTAAACCTTGACGATCAGGTGATATGACGAAATAGGAGCAACAGGTTCACCCAAAAACTTGAGGGGGAACGAAACTCTAGTGCCATCAAACAAAGGATATGGCGATTCTAGGAATTGTTCCTTTTTACGGAACTCATTCAGTGAAATACCAGGAGTCAGAATAGCATCAGGACCACGAGTCAGTGATTCGTAGTAAATCACCTCGTTATCGATCATGATGGATCCATCTTTCTCGATGAAACCGTCAATCGATTCGACTTCGATCAGATCTTCGTCGAACGCAATGTTTTTCAGCAGTGTTGTTTCTGCTGAAAGCGTTTTAGCATCATAAGTGTCAACATCCAAATAATGTGTTATATTATTCAGAATATCGTATGGCTTTCCTGTCTTCTCTTGAGACTTATAAAACTCAAAGAGGAAATTTACAAACTGCTGGTCTTCTTCCCTGATAAAGTCGGGTACCTGGTACGCAACTCTATCGGAAATGTTGATGTTCTTTTGCATCTCTTATATTAGAAACAGGAATCGAACTCAGGATACTGGAAGGTATCTGTCGGATAATCAATGATATTTATGTCAGTCGGTCCATAGTTCCAACCGTCAAAATTGTTAGGATCGAACGGAGAAACCACACCAGGATTGGTGTTGTAGTTGATGGGGAAGACGTTCGGGTTAAAGATCGTCGGATCAACACCAGGTGGGATTGTGATCGATACTGAATATGGATTGACTGCAATAGGAAGTCTTTCTGTGCCGTCGGGTGTACCACCCACAGCAAGAGGTCCCACACAAACTTTACCTGTTGAGTAATCAACAGACCCAACATTATTATTGAGGATTAGTTCTTTCTCATTTCTAGTAGTAACAAGAAGGAGATTTCCTTTACCATCATCTCTGATGTTTACAGGAACCAAAGTCTCAGTGTCCTCGGTGGTTGTAGATGTCGCAAGTTGAGTAGTGGACATACCTTGTCCTACAACGTCAACCAGTGAGTCAGTGTATCCAGTAGCGTAGAACGTACCAGACTTAACAGTGGAGTATGTTGGTGCACAGGAGTCTCCTGTACCGTTACCATCTCCAGGAGGTGTACCAGCGAGGTCTCCAGGGTTATGAATCGGATTGTTAAAGTCCAAACACTGTGTAAACACAGTACCGAACGTAAACTGATCTAGATTTTGACCAAGGGTCATTTGTGTGACACTACCTGAGATTGAATCATCGGTATTGTCAATCATATTGTTATACTTGGAACCTTCCATGCGCCCACCGAATCTATTCGGTTTACCTGCAGCATTGAATTTGTCAATGTTGCGGAGAAGGTCTGTTCTCAACTCGGCATCACTCTTAGTTGTAGCGTTGCCGTCATAGTATGCCCAAGTCTTAGGAATGATGTAGTATTCGATTGGGTCGGTAATGACTGGTTCAATCGATGCCATTGAATACTTCAGAAGGTCATTCTTGATATTCAGTTTTGTTGTGGCGTTTAGTTTGGTACCCGCTTTAGAGCGGATAGCAACAAATACTTTTCCGTAGATAGGCGGATTTAACTTCTCACCACCATATGCCGTGATTGAAGATGCCTGCGGATATATGGTAGAGGTGATGTATTCGTAGTCTGCCTCTGTAACTGCCCTGTTCTGCGTTGCATACGCCCTAGGAGCGTTAAACTTGATGCTCAGGGGTGATTCCCTAGACTCACCGTCTTGAGCGGCGTCTATGGTCGTTACAACGATGTTCTGTGGGGGAATAGGACGCCCTTGATCATCAACGATCAGACCAGTGAAAGCAAAGTCAGTACAACCGTTTGCTTCCGAACCAGCAGTACGGACATAACGCATCTCGATGACTTCACCGTCAACCAGTCTACGTCCTAGAACACCGTCACCAAATACAGTCTTGTATCTAAGGTCATCTACTTCCTCAAGGAAATAGACACGACTGTTGGAGTTCAGGTTAACAACGTTGTTCGCAGTTGAGTATTCGTCAGTCTGAGAAGATTGAATATTAGGACGAACATAAACACGCAGTAGTTCTGTGTCTACGTTATCCGATGGAATGATGTATTCCTGTTTCTTAGTATCATCAACTGTGTATGTAAATGTAAGCAGGTTACCTTGATAGAAGATAATCTTGCTAAATTCAGCGAGACCCGTCTGCGGATCTACGGAAACTTGAATATCATTGACAACACAGAATACAAATGTATCTACAATGTTGCGCGAAACAAACACATCACCTCTTCTAAGGGTGACACTCTGTGGAAAGTTCGCGGAATTACCTACAGCAGCAGTTTGGACGCTGATCGCTACACACGCCTTTGCCGCTTTTACTGATCTTGGTGTATAATTTAACTGCTTAGCAACGCGGACAATGTTATCTCTAACAGTCGCAGATTCAAGGAAAGTTTCATTCAGCGCCATGTTAGCGTTGAATGCACTATAGTAAGTATTATATGCTAGAATATCAATCAGATAAGCAGCACTAGATCCCTCAAAGTCGTAATCACTAAACTCACTACGAGTTCTGAGGTATGATTTGATTGACTCTTTGATCTCTAGGAAATCAAGAGCGGTTAATTGTGAGGGTACGGCTGGCATGTTACGCTCTCTCTAAGAGGAAATCGACGGTTTGGGTAATAGTTTGACCTGTAATTCTATAATCTAATTCAATAGCAATAGAGTTGGTGTCCTCCGAACCTTCAATTCTCACATCAGTTAACGTTACACGGGGTTCCAATCTGTCGATAACATTATAAATCTCGGTTTTCATCTCTTCAACCAAAAACACATCAAAGGGCTCAAAGAGCAATCCCTTGATGCGTGATCCGATCCCAGGTTGAAATGGACGCTCACCAAACGTAGTGAGCATCAGGTTTCTAACGGATTGTTTAATAGCATTGTCGTTCCTCACAGCACCAAAGTCCTTAGTATTAGGGTTTGCGTTAAAAGAGATCGCTAGATCTTTGAACGCCCTACTAAGAACTTTTTCTGATCGGAACCTATATGCAGGCATTAGGAGGTCTTGGTGTTATTGGATCTTTCACGACGTGTAGACGCCATATTTAGATATTTATCAGACTTTGGGTCAGTTATTAAAACTGTTGTCCCATGGTCTTGCTTCATCATCCAAGGAACATGATCGGGAACGTGATTAGTAGCCATGGGATTCCTCCAGTATTTAGGGTTCTTCAGTAAATGTTGGTGGATGGAAATTACAGTATTCATTAAAGGTAATTTTCATCTCCTTGAGGGAAAGTTTGCAGTGGGCTGCTGCTTTTGGAAGATTCCACTTAGCAGACCACAGCATTTCCATTGCTTCTCTAGTTTCAGGTCTCATCTACCCTGTCCCCTGTAACGCTTTGGTTTGTTGTTACGGGAACTGGCAGCGTACTTGGTGTGGGAACCGTTTCCCTGCCTAGTTTTCTTGGGCTTGGACTCAATGAATGCTTGTCCGTTGATGACTTTAGATCTAGTTGCCATTGTGTAGAAATTAACGACTCGTTCAGTATAGCACGGTTATGACGCTAAGACCGTAGCAGATCCCCATGCAATAACAGAAGAGCATGGGTAGGACCATCCAGGGAATCCAACACCCAATGGGTCTAGAATCCTTCCGATGGGCAATTTGAGTGCAAACACAGTAAGCGTCGTAGTGAATAGCACTCTTACATGACCAACTCCACCATTATCCTCAATAGTTAGCTGAGAACAGCATATTGCTGTTGGTATGGGACATGTAGACTTACCACATGGACACCAATAGATGATAATGTTGGTACAAGGACTAATATGCGGAGTGAACGTGTCACCCAAAAGCATAATAGGCAAAAAATGAACCAGAACTGTTGCTCTGATTGGATTTAGTGCGCTTAGGGGAATAAGTGATGTAGGTGGCCACCAGCATGTGAACTCCTTAACCTTAATTGTGTAAGGTATCGGCGGAGTACCGCACGTTTGGTGACTATGAATCGTAGGAGGCAAACACAGTCCATGTCCACTACACGGAAGACCGTTGTGGAATGCGACTGGTTTTAACATGCCATATGCCATAGTTAGAAACCTCTATCCGCTCCAATAACATCGCCAATATTTTGTGATCCACCATACTCAACATCGCATTCCGAGAAATACGGGTTGCTTAAGTATTGAACCGCCTTAGCATAGGTTTGTGTCACACCAGTAAGGTAATTGCGTACCCTTACTTCACCTTCATATGGTCCAAGCGTCAATTTATTGTTACTTGTGACCCTTGTAGGTTGAATTGCGATAGCAACGTCAGAACAATCATGTACTGCCGCGCATACACTCATCAAAGTTGCAACTTGATTGTAAGTTTGACCAGCAATTCCGTCACCATTCGTGTCATATCCGCAGAAAACCTGCAGAGGACCGTCAGATGCGCCAACTCCCCTAACATATGTATCCCAGCACTCGTTAGGTGGTTCTCCATTTTGCCATGGATCCGCAGCGATGCCTGTATATGGGTAAACAAACGACTGAGCAGGGGTGCCAGGGTTGTAATCTGGGTCTCCAGGCTGACCAGTGGCAGGAGATCCCGTAGATGCAAGCGTCCAGGACAACGAAAGACCAGGACTGTAGGTCAAATTGTCATGTAACCAGAGTTGTAACTGCTGAAACTCGGAATATCCCGATTGGTTGTAGTCAAATGTGTTTTCATCGAGTCCAATGGGCACAAAAACGACGCCATTGTTGTTTGGATCTTCATAACAGCGACCTTTTACGGTTCCCCTAGAGCAATTCCAAGTTTTGTAACCGCCACCGACCTTTCTAGTGGGAGTCAATGTGGCAGAAGGCATCTTATCCTTCAGGAAAGACATGAATTCTTGCCCCTGAGACCCCGTTGTACGCCCCTCTAAGGTCATTGAAACTCTGAACGTGGCATTCTCCTTCTCAGAGGCACAATATTTGTGAATCAACCATCCATAAGCGACAGTTTTGGGTTCATCAACCTCAGGAATTATGGTCAGAGGTTCAGAAGTTGTCTTGTAAGTACAAGGCATGTCAAAAAACCTTGTAACTTTGTAAGAATTGGGTTGCGGAATCTTAATACAACGCTCTCCCATGTTAAATCCGTACAATCCACCTCTAGATTCGACCTCTGCATCCGCTTGTGCGCCGACTGTAAGCAAATCGTTGTACTGTTCGTTGAAAAATTTGTCTAGTTCGTCGTTAACTGAGCGTAATTTTACAAAGTTTGCCTCTTTTGGCATCGCATCTTGTACACAACCGATGAAACTATGGTCTAAACACGCTGAAGATAGGTCTTGGCACAGTTCAGAATCGGTTTCAGCGTTAATATCGGTGATTTTGATGTAACCTTCGGGTATTTCTGTTGACAATCCTGCGTCAAGTTCAGCAAATCCTTCATCAAGTAGTGAACCAACGTCAAATTTTGAGTCATCATCGTCACTTCCCATCGCTTGCTGCACATTTTTCAGCGCATTATCGTTACCCGCCTTCATTGGGTTGATCTTTTTGGTGTCTTGACCCTTCAAACCGCGTGTAACCTTCTCTGGAATGACCACAGCAATGTATGGAGGCTCGTCATTATTGTATCCAGACCCAGGATCGGTGATCTGAACACTCGTAATTGCGCCTTGTTTGTCAATTCCAGTGACAACTACCTGCGCTTGCTTCTGGATTTCTGCTTTACCACGGTTATATACGACACTTTTCTTCGCTCTCTTGCCTTCTTTACTGATTGTGTTGCGTCCTTTGTCCAACACATTGTGCATTTGGATGTCTTTGTTACGAAATTTCTGCATTTTGTAACCCTGACCCTTCAAATTCTCGAACTGATCCTCTTGTAGAGACAGTGAGTTCATCATTTCAGACGCCATATCACCACCAGAGAAGTCCTCAAGTACCCCAGGAGACGTTACACTGATGATTACGTTCTCAATATTGTACCCAGAACCACCATTGATGATCCTAACTTCCTTCAGTTCACCCTTTTTGTTGATGACTGCTTCCATTTTCGCTTCGTCAAGCGTCCTTTGTGCCACTAATGCATCTGGATTGACATCAACACGCTCATAAACGATCTTCTTAGGGAACTCATAGACGCCCCAGAAGGCACATTTGTCCTTAATACCGAATCCAGCAAGGACTAAACCTGTTGCACCGTCGGGTGCAGTGATACTTTGGTTGTATGTGAACTTATTTCCTGCCCCAGTTTCGGCATCTTTCTCTTGTAGTTCCATAAAACCACACTTTTGTTCGTCACCAAAGTAACGAACCTCACTAATCAACCACCCATTAAGCATTTCACCACGCTTAAATGACCCACTGGTCGATGTATAGCGGAAGAAAATGCGTCTACTGTCAGTACCACACTCCCAGAATGACTCATTTACACCTACAGTGCTGCCATCATGCAGTTCAATCCTACTATTTGTGGTCTTCCATGAGTCTTGACGGATCTCATAGAAGTGAGAACCCAGATAATAGTTGGGTACACAGGCATCATCACCGTTATCATCGGTTGCATTAGGACAACACGCTGCATCTGACAGTCTATACTGGATACCAAAGATAGGACCGTTCCATGGATACGATGTATCGTACAGATAATATACGAACTGAGAGTCGTACATGTCCTCAAACCCCAGGTATCTAGGAACAGCACCCTTCACGGCACCGTTCAATCCATAGAACCACTCAAAGTTTGCCTCTTCATCAATTAGATCTACGTTACCAGGGTGACCCCAACCTACAACACCAGGTGTTCCTTCGGTACGGGCATCTGCATTATTACGCTGAGTGTTATATCTGTCCTCTGTCCAGTCCTCATCCCACTGATACCAACCACTCTTATCCACACACTGACCAGTAGGACCGATCTGACCTACGTCAATGACCTGTTTACGTCCACCACCATAGGATACAGTATACACATACCCAATGATACCTTGGTATACATAGTCTCCATCCTCAGCATCCTTAGGAGGTATAGGACCACCTGAGAGGTTTACTTCACTTGCAGGGTCAATGGTATAGAAGTCATCATCAAAGTTTGCTGCACGGTAATGATACAAAGGAGTGTGATCATTCTCGATAGCATAGTTTGCTGCCTGACCTTCATTGGTGCACATATATCCCAAGACACCAGTCATGATATATCCACCACCCTCATTAGAGTTTGAGGTGATCTTAGTATTATTGTCGTCGTTATTATAATGCCTATAGAACTTAGTAGTCCCAGAGACATTACGATTCAGCATATAGAACACAGGAGTGTTTCTCCTAGGTTCAGGGTTATACCTTTTAATTACTGTTCCTTTACCCTTCTCTCCCGCTACATCTTCCTTTCGTAGAGCAGGATTTGTAATGTAGGTGTGATCAGGGTTGTTCGTAGTTCTTCCACTACGATACCACCTATAGATGGGTGATCTAGATTTACCAGCATTAGCGACCTCTTGTTCTTCCTCGTCGCCAATGTAGTGTACATTGTCTTTGCCTAATGGCAAGCTGCCAGGTCCCTCACCATGAAACTCGATCTGGTAACCGTCAGGTACACCTTCGTATCCGTCCCATGTTTTCGTGAAGTCTTGTCCTTCAATAGGGTTACGGTAAGACCGTCCCGTCTCTATGATGTATGCAGGCACGCCAAATAGAAAACCTTTCGGAGTTATTTAGCCCAGGGCAAGCGATCATCATAAGGAAGACGGGCATAGATGTCATCAAACAGTTGTTTCATGTCCATATACTCTTCCTTACCAGGTGGTTTATATTGAATCATGTTTGCCCCTGGCGGTGGGTATTGTCCCATTGCTTCCTCTAATACAGAGATACGCTTTGCCAAGTTCTCAATCGCCTGAGCAATCATCTCAAAGTTCTTACTAATTTGTTCAATCTCAGTCATGACCAACGCGGTTTTTCGTTTACGATTTTTTTAGACGTATTCATCTACCTTTTTAAGTAGCAGAGAACCATATTCATCTTCGGTATATTCAAGAAGGTCGCCTTCCTGCCATCCAAGTTCTTCCAATAATTCGTTTGGTAGATCCAGATAGCATTCGCCGTCCTCGTTCTCCTTAACGTCCAGAGTGTATCTTTTCATACTACATCTAGCGTGTACTGTCTTATGTAGTACGCTGAGTAATTCTAACTGCACCAAGGCAACTCGTGCTGTACAGTGAGAATCCAGGTATCTTCATATTCGTTATCTTTGAATGCTCCCCATAGGGATGGTGGAGCATATGCCCATCACCCAAGTAAATTGCACCGTGATTGGGTGCACGGTCCTTCGGTGCCGAATATCCTCCCCCTAGTGGTGTGTCATACAACTTAAACAGGAGAATGTCATCCTTCTGTATCTGAGTAAAATCCATTGGATCGCCCCAGTCCTTTCTGTAGATATACTCCCCACCCTCTAAGAGAACACTCTGATCAGTGAATGAGAATATTTTCAATGCATGCCACTGATCGGGGGTACGCATATTATATCCGTAGAAGTCTTTGTAATACTCCTTGACCATGAGATAACATGAGTAGGATTTGGGTCCTACCCATTTGCGATTACAGTATTTCTCATACTCTTTATTGAATTCAGTTGTTGTTCTTGGCATTACCTCGGAGTTTGGTTACAAGGGCACTGCAGGCGATCCTAGCGGTCTCTCGGAGCGATTCCCAGATATACGCCACCTGCACCTTAAAAGGGGTATGGACGTATTTTATACCTGGAGAAATTTTTTCAGTAGGGGGGACCCGCAGTTTCATTTGAATAATATATCGATAGCGGTTTGTTACTTTTGTAGGTTAGAAAGACGGTACTTTTTAATATATGCAAATATACTCCGAGGGCGTTAACTTACGCCCACATCGTAACACATACCCTCTAGCACCATGTACTCACATAGTGCGGTGTATTGTGTGAGTTGTTCATTCAATCCCGTGTCTAATAGGAATTGCGCTAACTCTATTTGCTCATCAGGTGGGCAACTGCCAGAGTCATAAAGATCTAGCAGTGTTTCATACTTAGGGGGCAATGTCATTGTGTGGAATAGTTGCGGGCATCTGCTAGGCATTGTTGATAATTATTAAACGGTCCAAACTTAGGGCAACCGTCGTAATCATACCGCCAGAAGTGTTTTCTACGCTCCTCCCATAGTTTAACACTAACGGGGGGTTTCGTATTGAGTTCGATAGATTTGCTCATCAGTAATTACCCTCTGTGTGTGTTACTTCTGTGAGTGAACTTTCATCGTCAAAAGTTAGGTCAA